CAAATGGAAATTATGTTGGAAGTAGATTTTTCGGTGATGATAATTTGAATAAGTTAGCTTCACAACAGTATATAGAACTGTGGAGTAACTATGGTTTTTTTAATCTTAATGTTGGTAATATAGATGTTATTGGAAATGTACTTGCTACTGGCGGCATCACCGCCTACTCCTCCTCAGACATCCGCCTAAAGACTGACTTGCGGAAGCTGGACTTCTTAGGCATTATCAAGGCGATGGGCGGAACGTTCAGCTTTGCTTGGAAAAAGGACAATACAAGGTCTATCGGCTGGATTGCCCAGCACGTCTTGTGCAACCCTCACTTAAAGGACATCGTGGAGACTGATGAGAAGGGCTATTACAAGATAAATTATTGGTCTCCGAAATTGATTGCAACGGCATTCGGTGCTATCGAGCAGGTGGGCGATGAGGTCAGCAGGTTGAAGGCTCGGGTGGTCTTCCTCGAATCAGAGGTTCAGCGATTGAGCGGAAAGCAGGACGGCAATAACAAGAAGAGATTAGATAACAAGAATATTAATTTATTAAATTAGTTAAGAAAATGGAAAATTTAAAGATTAACAAGAAGAGTGAACAGACAACCGCCACTTATACCAAGGGCAGCTATCGAGTAGAAATCACCTACAATGTTGACAAGACTGGTGGCAACATCGACAGCATCAACATGAGTATCTATGGTGATGCAAATGGTAACTATCTCGGCAACGCGAACGCTAGCTACAACGGCAGCGAGCTGACCTACAACATCAGCGGCATCCCTCAGAGCAAGCTCAGTGAGGTGTCAGCATTGATAGCGGAGGTTGATTCCGCTATCGCTACCAATATGGCTAGCGAGGCAGCAGAGTAAGTATCGTGAGTATTAACGCAGGGTGGCTCTTATAGAGCTGCCTTGCCTAGTGTTTTAAGTTCTAAAGATTAAGCGTATGGCTCTATCTAATAACAAAATCACTGCTCCAGTGAGCGTGGATGATGTTGCGGATTGTCTCGGAATGAACCGCAGCAGTACCTTGGCAGACCTATGCACATCATCGAAAATTAACGTCTGGGCGAAGTACAAGCCTACTGTATTTCCATCACCCTTTCCCGATGATTGGTATAAGGCGAAGGATGGCAACTACGGCATCAATATTACGGTAGAAAACGGCAAGAGCAACTGGAAAGACCTTGTGGCAGAATACTCCAAGACCAATAATGGCTATACCACCTTATATAACAAGCCAACTGGCGGTGCGTCTGCGCCATTCCGCTTGGGTGATTTCAGAGGGTATTTTCACAATGCCAATCCCGAGGTGAAGGATTATCTATCCACCAACGTGTTCATCCGTGAGAGTGATACCAATCAGATACTCACGGAACACAATATCGTATCGGTAGATGGCTTACAGATAAGCTATTTCGATTTCGCCGCATTCAAGGATAAGTACTTCGGCTACATCATCACTGACAAGAGCAAGTCCACTCTTATGTACATCACCACGGCATCCAGCGTGGGCACATTCACCGTGCCGCTGCCCAAGAACGCCCTTCAGGTAGGCGATTACCTTGCCTTTCCGATGTTCTGCTCATTCAACTACTCCAGTGACCACACCCTTCATCAGATGACTTGTTACGCCATCCCAAACCTCGCAGGAGGCAAGCAGCTCTCCATCATCAGCCAGTCACAAGCTGTTGCAAGCAACTTCGCACAGATTACGGCAGAGCAGAAGCTTGGTAGAATCATCGTAACGTTGAAGATGAAGAATAACGCCACTACAGTAAAAAATGTTGCTGTATATTGCGTATATCAGACCGACCCGTCCAAGGGACAGAGTATGGTCGTAGGAGAGTATATGAATACGGTAGGAACGATGAATGCAGGTGAAACCAAGACTGTCAGATTCACAAATCTTACAAGTGGAAAATCGTATAAGATATACGTGATAGCAAATGGTACTTGGGTTGTAAAGGATCTTTTCCCATTAAGTGGTATTATGCCCGATATGTAGTAGATATAAAAAAAGTATAACGATAAAAAAGAAAGAAATATGAGTGTAAATAACGGAAAAATCACCCCCCCATATCCATCGATGATGTTAAGTCGGTGCTGGGAGAACCGAGTAATGATATTGCCACATTGTGCAAGTCCGCCAAGATAAATATGTGGGCAAAATACAAACCAACCTGTTACCCTTCACCTTTTCCCGATAATTGGTATAAGGCTAGGGACGGGAACTATGGAATTTCTGTTCCAAGCTATAACACTCTAGAGTCTTTGTACAATGCTTATTTTATAGATGGTGACGAAAATCACGATAATGGATATTCGTATGAAAGACCTTCTGGAGGAAGTGCAGAGCCTTATCGTTTGGGTGATTTTAGAGGATACAATAGTAGAGCTACTAGTCCAATTTATGGTTTTCGTGCTACAGTAAGGGCTACATCCAATGGCGGTGTGTCGGGGTCTTGTGGATTCCGAGTTAAGCCTTCCGTAGGTGAAGACGATAGAGTTAACCTAGAAGATATTGGTATAACGAAAGATTGCTATTTCGGCTTCGCTCTATTCCAAAAAGGGAAACCTGTTTATTTTAGAACGGAATCAAACACTATAAGCAATGGTAGCTTTTTGGTGCAAATCGGTGGAAATGGTTCTAATTTAGCTACAGGAAATTACGTTGCTATTCCTTTCCTTTCTACGGCTAAATATGATACTAGTGATAGACCTAATTTTGTAGTAGGAAGTTGGTATCCAATTCCTACAGTAGTACCAAATGATGTGATAATAGAAACAACTCAGAGTGCTTACTTGCGAGACTTGAAGTTAAGTTATGACCCATCAACCAAAGAGGTTAGATTGAAGAATTTTGGTTCTACGACATATAAAAGAATTTATATTGATATTAGGTTCTCTACAAGTACTCAAACGACTGCTTTCCAATTTGGTGAGTATAGGGTTGTAACCAACAAAGATATTGCGCCTAATGAGATTATTAGAGTTGATATAGGTAGATATGCCTTACTAGAAGGGAAAAGTTATAAAGCCATGCTTTACGTAGCAAATACATTTGTTGACCAAATACTTTTGCTATCTAATTCGGAAATGCAAGGCTAAATGAGAAAATGAATTAAGTTTAAACATAAAAATAAAGAAACAATTATGAAGAAGATTAAGACAATCGAGGCTGTCGCAGCCTACAGAACATTGAAGGCATTGAAGACATCATCTATGAGCGATGATGCCGCTATGCGAGTTTGGAAGAATATGAAGGCTCTGCGCCACGTAGCCGATACCTACGACAAGGATGTGGAGGAAGCACAGGAGAGCTTGAAGGACGATAAGTTCGATGATATGCAGCACAAGCTCCAGGAGTGCCAGCAGTTGGAACAGAAGCACGCCGATGAGGGCTACGAATACACCAAGGAGGATTCCGCCAAGTTTGCGGAGGTTAATGAGTACTTCTTTAATCAGAAGCAGAAGACCGAGAAGTACTTTTCAGACCTTGCCAATGCCGAGGTAGAGGTAGCCATCGAGGACGTTGACGAGAAAGAGCTTTTCAAGGCAGCGAAAGATTGCGGTTTGAAGTTCGCCGATATGGAGAGCCTTGAGGTTGTGATAGGATAAACACTGATAAGTAGATATAGAAATAGCGTTAGAATGGCATTCTTGTTCAGTTCTAACGCTATTTTTGTGACCTATTACTTTCAGATTGTTACTTTTTATAAAGTTTAACACAAAAATCAACTGAAAATTAACCGCTTATGTTAGAAAATGCGTACATTTGCGGCATCAATCTTTTAAATCAACTAAAATATAATAGCTTATGAACAAAGAAGACGAAGACAACCTGTTAAGATGGTTGCGAGACAAAGATGTCAGCGAAGTGATGGATTTGCTGATGCGACACGGCAATAGATACTCCAGAAGGATTCTGAAATTTTTCAGATGGTTTTGTAAGTACGTTCCTATTACACTTATGTGCTTTCACGCATACGGCATTTATGAATTCTCTCAGCATCCTCGTGAAATGTTTATCCCATACGCAGAAAATACGCCTTGTTATCTCTACATATATTTCATGGTGTACGTTCTGCCTATGGTTCTTATACTGGCAAGCCGATTTTTCTTCTTGTGTTGGAGATACCGCATTCCGTTTTTCTATTTTTTTGGTGTAAATGCGTCTCATATCGTAGAATGGAGCTGGTACACGACCAAAGATATGGTAGATTCCTGCTTCACTGTAATGGTAGTAACGGCAATATTCTATCTGTACTCTTTTGTGGATTTGTTTATTAGCAGAACTAGATTAGGACGTAAAATCTGTGCATAAGATATGGGAAAGATATTGAATTATAAGATACTCGGCACGGCTTTGAAGTCGCTGAGTGATGCTTGCTTTAAGGCAGACGAGCAACAGAAGAACGGAGAGAAGGTCACCGCTTGCGGAATGAGCGATGATGATTTGGATAGATTGTGTGACATCATCCCCGACATGCTCAACCCTATGATGAGCACCGAGGAAGTCAAGGAGAAGCTTCACGTTTCTGATGCTACCCTTAATAGGATGGTTGCTAGGGGTGAAATCCCGAACGGAGAATGCAAGAAGCGTGGGCACACTAGGTATTGGAAGAAGTGGGATATTCTGCACTTCATTGAGAGTAAGAGAGGTAAGTGATTATCTCTCTTTTTTATTTGCATTGATTTCGATGCTTTTAAAAATACAATATTTCGAGGAAATTATATACAATTATATACAATATTTCTAGGAAATTATATATATGCGTTTATATGAAGGCATAAAGTTTTGCACTTTTTCGGGAAATCTATTTGATGATTAAATATTTTATTGTATATTTGCAGCGTTATTGTTTAATCACCAAATAGTTAAAGTATGGCAGATAGAATTAAAGATATTGTTGTAGGCGTAGTTCTTGCACTCCTCGCCTATCTTAAACCGATTGAAGGCGAGTTATCTTCGCTTATGATCGTCTTCACCCTCAACTTTATTTTCGGTTATCTTAGTAGCATGATTGCAAAAGGAGAGAACTTCGAGTTAAAGAAAGCAGTTGTGTGCATCGGTCACGCTACCGTGTTCTTCGTCCTTTGTGCAGCAGTATATGCAATCGGGCGATTCAAAGGACAGATGGAAGGTTCCGTTCAATGCGTTTCCTTTATCTCGTACCTAGTATTATGGTTCTACGGATGCAATATTCTTAAGAACTTGAAACAGATATTCAAGAAGGATACCCCACCTTGGTATGTAGTGAGTTTCCTCTATTATCTCATGCGTTTCAAGTTTATCGAGAAGATTCCATATTTGTCGGACTATCTAAATTATGCAGAAAAGGAGGAAAAGAAATGATGTTGTTAGCGATTATAATGGTGGTAGCTATTATGGGAGCAATTCTCGCATTTGGCTGTCTGATTCAAGGTAATGATTATAATAAGGAGGAGTAAGTATGGCAGATTCAAAAAAACTCGTTCCGTTTATCCTCAGTTGGGAGACGGACAAATACACAAACAACAAGAATGACAGGGGTGGAGCAACAAAATACGGCATCACCCTTGCAACCTGGAGAAGGGTCGGCTATGATAAGAACGGTGACGGAGTTCTGAATGAGAAAGATATAAAGCTCCTCACCAAGGACGATTTTCATCGGGTTTTCAAGCAGAACTATTGGAATGCCTGCAAAGCAGACAAAATCCAAGATCAGAGTGTAGCCAATATGCTGGTTGACTTTGCCTACAATAGTGGAGTCAGCAGGGCGGTAACTTATCTCCAGTTAACATTAGGCATCACGGCGGATGGCATAATTGGTAATAAGACATTGTTCGCCATCAATAAATCTAATGGTGAGAGGCTTTTTGAGAGATTCAAAAAAACAAGAGAAGATTATCTTAAGAGCATTGCAAGAGGTACACAGAAAGACCACCTTGTCGGCTGGTTGCGAAGAGTAAGCTATATCACATACGGACACTTAAAATTGAATGAATGATGAAATGGCACGACTACAACTTTTGGAAAGCGATTGTAAGCATAACGCTTGCAATGTACGTTTCGCTGCTTATTATCGGCTGCGGAACTCCGAAGACTGTGACTAAACAGACGTATTTAAAAGACAAGCTGAATGAAAGGAAGTTCGATTCGCTTTTCACTGCCCGCATGGCATACACCTTCGATCAGTGGCTTCGTTATCAGAAGCGCGAGAGCGAAAGAAGCACGAAAGATAGCAGCTATATTAAGGATAGCACAGCGACAAGGCTCGATGCGCAAGGTAACAAAATTGGCGAAGATAGATTCCACTATGAGAGCCATGTGCGAACAGAGAAGGAGGTTCAGAAGCTACTGGACAGTATCAGTCATTATAGGTCACTGAAGGATAGCGTTGCTATTTATCGTCATAGACTTGATTCGCTATCGAGTATCAAGCTTTCAAGCGATAGTACTACAAAGGTGATAGAAAAGCCACTTACGGCGGCTCAGAAGATTTATATTCAGATAGGGCAGGCATTCTGCTTTTGTTTAGTTATCATTGTAATATACCTATTATATTGTGTAAAAAAAAAGGTTCTTAGTTAGAAAGTTTTTAGTTAGTAAGTTTTTAGGTTAGGTGTTTGATTGTATTCGGATAACTTGGCGGCTACTCGTGATGAGTAGTCGCCTTTTTGTTTGCAAAGTAAATTCTATCGTTCTAAGAGGATAAAAAATGACGCTACCTACTATCACCATAAACCGCTGATTTATAGCCACTAGCGAAAACTATGATAGTCTTATAGCTTATTTCAAAACTATTTTCTAACTTTGCACACGTAACGTTACAAAAAGTGTTAGTTAAATATTAAGGTTAAATTAAAAATTCGGGATATGGAAAGTAAAACTTACGTGTTCAATCCAGAGAGCGGCACAAGCGGCACAGGCTCTAATGGAATCTTGGCTATGCTTCCTGCACTCATGCAGAGACAGGGCGTTGACCCAGGTCTTATTGCACTCTTGAACAACCGTGGAAACGGAAATGGTTGGGGTGAAGACATCTTTGCTATCCTTTTGTTGTTCATCCTTATGGGCAATAATGGTATGGGACTCTTCGGAGGTAATCGCTGCATGGGTTCTAATGGACAGGGTGGCGTTATGCCAATGCTTAACAATGATGCCAATACTGCCGTTATCATGCAGGCAGTTCAGCGCAACGGCTTTGATGTTCAGAGCTTGGCTACAGCCCTCAACACATCAAGTGACGCAGTCATGGCTGCAATCAATGGCTTAGGTCAGCAGATTTGCAACCTCGGTAATCAGATGGGCATGAATGCTAATCAGATTTTGACTGCTATCATGCAGGGTAACAACGCTATCGCTACCCAGTTGGCAGAATGCTGCTGCAAGACCAACAATGCCATAACTGCAATGGACGGCAACATCAAGTTGTCTATCTGTCAGCAGACACACGCCATCAATGATACGGCAAATGCCAACGCTTTGATGCTCCGTGACAAGGCAGATGCTAACAATCAGTCTGTCTTGGCTAAGTTGGATCAGATGCAGACACAGGCAATGCAGGATAAGCTCGATGCTTTGAGAGAGAAGAACAGTGCCCTGCTTGCTCAGATTTCCAACGAGCATCAGACACAGGCTTTGCAGGCTTATCAGGCACAGGTTATCACACCAGTAAATGCAGCTTTGGCTGCGCTGCAGGCAGAGGTGGCTGGCATCAAGTGCAAGTTGCCTAATACCATCAGTGTTCAGTACCCTCAGTACGGAGTATTCAACAAGGACGTTTATACTGCTGCCGCCATGGGAGCTTATGCAGGTGATGTAGCGGCTTCTCGTTCAACTGTAGGATGCGGTTGTTAGGAAAGGAGGTAACTATGTTCCCTTTATATCCATTCAATCCATTTATTCCAATCGGTCAGAGAAACCAAATCAGACGTATTGATGTAGGAGGTATCTACGAGTTGAAGACGAATGCCCAGCAGGTTACAGATGCTAGTGTAGATTATGGTATCAATCCTTGCTACTACAATGCTTTGCCTTGCGAGTGCATCGTGCTCTTGAAGATACATCAAGGAGTTGCCGCGGCAAGTGCGACACTTCCTGTCACAATCGTAACTCCAAATAGTGGTTCGACCACTATTAACGGAACCGCCAACACTAGCGGAACTACTTCCGGCACAACAAAGGTGCCAGTTGTTGATCATGCGGGAAATGCAGTGACGGGAGCTAGCGTTTCGGGAACTACGGAGGCTTTGGCATACATCAACAAGAAGAGCGGTATTATCCGACTGCTTGGGTTTCAGCAGCCTACAGGCGGCTAACAGAGTATTAACTATGGGACAGATTGAAAAGTCTGTCCCACTAAAAGAGAAAGAAAATGTTTCAAGGACTAAGACTGTCTTCTCTCTTCTACATTTTAGACAAGGGAGGAGAAAAGCCGACTCTAAGAATCGGTCAAGTAATATCGGTCAGCAATCCTCAGCAGAAATATCCTAGCTATGTGCCAGGACAGACTCCGACATTGGAGACGACCGTTGATGTTAAGGTACAAGTAGAAGACCAGCAGGTCAATTTCGAAAAGCTGCCATCTACGGCACAGATAGTGAACTTCGGCAATGAAGGTGTTGTTGTCAGTGACAGCAGAGAAGCTATGTGCGCCGAGATTGATGCTATGTTGCGACATTCCAAGGGAGTCGTGGAAAGTGTAGATTACCACAATGGAGTCATAAGCTCCTGCGAGGAAATGCTCACTAGAATCAACCCACAGATTGCCAAGGAGAAGCAGCAAGAGCAGGACATCAATAACCTCAAATCAGAGGTTAGCGGCATGAAGGGAACGCTATCCAATATTGAATCCATGCTGTCTAAGGCTTTGAGCGGTAACAATTTTAAAAAGTAATTGCTATGGGATATATGGTAGAAATTACGGAAAACAAGTTCGATGAGCTTGTTGACAACTGCGAGGAAATGGTTCGAGCAGGTGGCAAGGTTATGAAGTGCCTGGATAGTCTGAAGCGCGAGCGTATGGGAAACCGTATGCCGATGCCAGACTATCGTGACAAGTGGGACGATGACGATTGGCGCGACGAAGACCGCTATGGAGAGCGACGCTACTATGGTCGCCGTGGTGGTGGACGTTACTAATGTTTAATTCGGTGGTGGGGATTTTTCCCTGCCACCCTTAATAGAAAAAGCTATGGGAAAATGTAGAATGCCTTTGGATGCTTACGATATGAAGCCAGAAGGAATGATAGCATATCTGAGATATAACGGCTGGCACTTCAACAAGAAGGCTTGCGAGTGGGCAGTCGCTCAGATGAGAAAATACAACCCAGTCACCAAAAAGGATGAGGAGGTTGAATACATGGATAAGGATAAGGTTGAGTCCATCCTTACCAAGCAGGGAGTGACGCTTGAAAATAATGTAGGCTATGATCATGTATATGTGGCAAACATGGTTAAGGCTGATTTCTATAAGTCTTCCATCGAGGACGAAGCTCACATGGCTTTGTTCGTGAAAGATATGGTTGATGATACCGACCAGAAGGATGGCTTCATCTTTAACAGATTCTATGCCGATTGCAACCATAATGGTATCGGCATTCCATGGGATGATATTTTATGATAAGTCAAGAGATATATCTAGAGAAGTATGATTGGAGGATTCTTGTGTTCTACGGTTTAAAAGCAGCAGATACCGAAGAGGTATGCAACTCCCTTGTGCAGATAGGCTGCACTGAAAAGGCGGTCGAAAGCGCAAGGGAGCATTGCTTGCGTGGAATGCCTAACACAGGTCTCACCTACTCCAACCTTGCAGGTAGAAAGAGCGTGGTTGCTATCAGTAGGACCACATCGGAATATGAGTTCGTGAACACTGTCACACACGAAATGTTCCACGTTGTCACCCATATCTGCGAATCACTAGGTATTGACTTGAAAGACGAAGAGCCTTGCTACATAATGGGATGGCTCTGCCAGGCTATTAGTAGGATATTTATTTAAAATTTGAAAATATGACGGACATTAAATTAATGGTGGATGCTGCAAGGCAGCTAAACCAGACTTGGAAAATGAGCAGTAATGGTTTGGAGACGGATAATAATCCAAACGATGTGTATAATGCTTTGTGCGAAGTGGACGAAGCCGTCACCAATCTGATAGACAAGATTGGTGAAGCTACAAAAATAATTACATTAAGCAGCATCTACAAGAACGCATAAAGCCCTGATACCCAGTGAGTTAAATTTAGTATTTTTAACTAAAATAAAATGTGGTATATTTGCATATATCACATTTTTTTTGTACCTTTGCATATAGAAAGAGTGGTTATTTTGACTAACCACAGATTATGTTGAACCAATTAAAATCTTAAAAAGATGGAAGAAATTAAGGAAATCAAAAAGAATTATGAAATGGGATTCATTTCGTCACATGAATTTCTTTGTGAATATGCTGGTGTTCTTTCTAGACTAGGAGCACAGGGCGAACTGATTGACGCTATGAATACGGCATTGGCACCTCTTGCAGATTTCGTAGTGAAGGACATCTTGAATGCCAAAGATGCCGAGAAGAAACAGATTAAGGACTTCTTTAATTTTAAGTAGATATGGGAACCATTCTTTTAATAAACGGATTGATTTTTCTGCTTATCGTAGCGATAGTAGGTTTAGCAATGAAACATTAATAAAACAAGCCCTCGACATCACGGTTAAGTCACTTATATGAAAGCAATTAAAGTAGCAGTATTTTTTGAAATGATGAAAAGACTTATGATTCAGTACTCATTTGATGAGTTGCAGGGTACTACTTTCAGAAGTCATTTCGGTGCAGTTGGCCTTGGTGATACGCAGGAAAGAAACGGCTTCTTCCTTGCAGCCTATATAACAGATAATTCTGTGTTACAAGATGGCTTTATGGAGGGAGTAAGAACATTCCTTGATGATGCAGTCGTATATAAGTACGATTCTCCTTATCAAGAGAAGGGTGTTCTGGAGAAAGAATTAATGTACATAATTGAGATTAAAAATGAAGACTAGCAGTTTATATGTTACCCGCGACGATGAAATGTATGACACAAAGAGCGGGTTTGAAACTTACGAGGAGGCCAATTCCTATCGTGAGGAGTGTCAGAGAAGTTGGATCAATCATGCCGACTATGTTTTTCTTATAACAAGAGACTCTGCTGGGAATTTTGTCAAAGAGACAAACTTGACAAAAGCAACAAAGGAAGAGAGAATCAAGCTTCTTGAAGAAGCAGGCATTCCATTAAAATAATTTGTAAACCAATTAAAATATTAAAGATTATGACAACAGCAACAATTTTGAGTAAGGCTGCCGAGGATATGGTAGCAGTTCCTTCTTCAGTTAATGAAGACAAGTTCTTTGATTTCGAGAAAGCCAAGACTCAGGCTATCACTCTCGAACAGTTGAGTCGCACACACCGCGAGGATGATGTTTACGGAAATCCGCTCCGTGGTATCTATCACTTTGACCTTTTCAATAAGGTCATTGATGAGTGTACTGAGCTCGGCTACAATGTGGAGGTTTACGATATGTTTGCCGCACAGAACAGAGACCGTCAGTCGCCTGGAGTAGTTCGCCTCCCACAAGTGGAGGCGGTCAAAGGTCAGCATGCGGTAGAGGCGCATATCCTTCGTCGAGTTTATGCCAATATCCGTATCACCGATTTCGATAATGACGAGACTACGACTAATGTAGCCGTAGCCTTCCATCAGAAGGGTATTCAGATTGGATTCGGTCCGAATGTGATGATTTGTCACAATCAGTGTATGCTTTCTCCAGAACTGTATATGTCCAGCTATTCCGAAAAGGGCAAGAAGGGTTCCGGTATGGATGTGGCAGCAATGCTTGATACCTTGAAGTCGTGGCTTGTTGATGCCCGGCACATCATCGAGACTGATCGTGAGCGTATTGCCAAGATGAAGGAGACACGCATTACTGCAGAACAGATGTTCTTGCTCATTGGTTTGATGACTGCTACAAGAGTAAAGGCAGATACATCACGAAAGTCTATTCGTGAGAATATCACCTATCCGCTCAATCAGTCGCAGATTACACTCTTCACAGAGGATATGCTGGAGGCTTACCACGACAAGGAGTTTGTGACTGCCTGGGATATGTATAATTCTGCGACTAACTTGTATAAGGCGAACAAAATGGATATTCCAGCTCTCCTTCCTCAGAACAGAGCAATGGTTAACTTCATGAAGGCCAATGGTCTGATAATTTAATTGGTTCGAAAGGAGCTTCCAAGGGTTAGTCCTTTGGTTGCTCCTTATATAGAACGTAATCCAATACTTTTCTATTTGCAGCGTCTATATTGGCAACACTCTTGTCAATATAGATAGCTGTTGTCCTGTTTCCATGGGAATGTCCCAATGCCTCGGCAATGATTTCTTCGGGTATTCCTATGGAGAAGGCTATTGTTGCCCACGTATGTCTAGCCCAATACAGAGAGATATGTGCAAACAAAGGATTATGCTTCGTATGATATTCCTTCTGAAAATCGTGAGCTTTCTTTTTCTCGTTCTTTTCTTTAGTGACAGGTCCTATTGCCTTCAGCCCCTTGTTTGCCTTGCACACAAATTGCTTGTAATTTCTCATGTTCTCTGAGAAATTGACTAGCTTTGTCTTTCCTCTATACCTATTTATTATCTGTATGGCTTCCGGTTCCAGTCTGATGCTATACAGTCTTCCCGTCTTCTTTCGCCTATACAGTAATCTTCCATCTACAACATTCTCGTCCGTACAATTAAGAATATCGGCAGGGTTTATCCCGATCAAGAAGAATGTAAGCTTGAAATAATCCAGGTACTTCTGCTGCCATGGCTGCACATTATAATTAAATAAGGTACGTAGCTCATCTACAGAAAGAGAACGTTTTTCTGTCTGCTCCGGATTTATATCGAAAGTTCTCATTGGATAATGGCTGGTTATCTCGTTATCGATGGCATCGTTGAAAACGGCACGTATGTTTCTGAAATGTATATTTCTGGAGTTCTTCTTTAATCCTTGTCTTACCAACTCGGCATCAAACCTTTTCAGCCAATCCTTTGAGATATCTTCAAAAGCGTAGGCATCTACCTTGCTATCGAAATCGCGCATCTTCTTCAAAGTGGTTGCATATATTTCCCTGGTTCTTTGCGCAGAGCGACTATTCATATATTCTATATACCTATTTATAAATAGGTCTTTCTTCTTAACGTCAGGGTCGAGATAGGCCACAACCTTATTCTTTATCTGTGTTGAAGTCTGTTTGGTAAGCTCTCCCTTCATCTGCAGTTCCAATATGGCATTATCTATCTCGACCAGTTTGTTCTTGACAAATAACTCCAACCGTTGCTTGTTTGGTGCATCGACTATTCTTTGCTTCTTAGCATCCCATTGTTCTTTTTTCAGTTTGACGCCAAGAGGAATGTAAGCTGCCTGCCTTTTCTTAGTTATGGCAACTTTCAGCGGTGCCGGCTCTCCGTCCTTGACCGCTCTTGTATCTAAGTAAAGTTTCGTTGTTATCATTTGCAAGCTATTTGCAAGCAGAATTGTGCAAAAATGTGCAAGAATGTGCAAGAATGTGCAGGATTCTACTTAGTTGGATAAAATACGATGTTTTGGAAATACCTATTTTTCAGCGTTTTCTGCGGAAAGAGGGGGATTCGAACCCCCGATTCCCTTTAGGGGAATACACGCTTTCCAGGCGTGCCTCTTCAGCCACTCGAGCACCTTTCCAGTTTCGAAGTACAAAATTATCACTTTTTATTCGAAAATCCACATATTCGTTTGCTTTTTACATTTCTTTAACTAGAGAACATATAAAACAAGCGCCCTGAAAGGACAAAAGCATCTATTTTAAAGCTTTTGCCCTTTCTATTATATTTGCACTTGGAAAAATAAAGAGGTGAAAATCTTTATATCTGCAAACTTTTGTTAACTTTGCAGAAAACTAGATAAGTACAATAAAAAAAGAAGAATACTCCAT